TTTATGATTTGGATTCTTATCACCTTTAACTTTATCTGAAAACATTTTTCTATATTTTTCTTTTTTCATATGTAAACCCGAATTCTTGCTTGTATTTTTAGAATCCTTTTTTGTAGTTAATGATTCGCCTGGATATCTGGTTTTGTATTCTAGGCTTGTAACTCCATGTTTTTTTAGATGTGCACCATAAATTCTATTAACTTTTTCTCCACATATTTTACACACAACATAATCATACCCTTCAATTTCTCCGTTATTTTCCATTTTTATATAAATTTTTATTTTAATCTATATATAAATAAAAAATAATGGCTTTTTGACAAATTGGGAAAATTAAGATAATTTAACATATAGTCTATATAAAAATATTTTCACTTTTTCTAAAAATTTTAATTGCCTATCTTGTTGAATTGTATTGTAATACACTTCAAAAAATGGCACTTCATATACAACTTTTGTTTCTTCATCAAGCAGTAACACATTGGTACTGAATGAGTTACATTTTCCCGTTTGCCTACTTGCCATTAAAATAGAATATCTATTCTTTGTGTACAAATTGATAATATCTTTCTGATAATCTCTTAAAGTCATACTACCAATTGTACCATCTTCAAGTTTAATTTTGCAGTATTTTTCAGCAAAATAATGAACAGACATTTTACATTTTACATATTCTTCAAATTCCTCATCTGTAAAAGCGAATGTTATTCCAGCCTTTCTAATACCTTTATAATTTGAAAACCAAAGTTTTTCATACCTTTTTAGTATTTTACCTAAATTTTCTCTTTCTTCTATATCTTTAACTATCTCTGTAGTCAACACAAATTCTTCAACTCTTTCCATATTATATCTCCTTATTCAAAAATAAAATCGATGTTATAACCTCGTATAATAAAATTCAAATACATAATATCTCGATATGTACCTTCAAAAATATTAATTGATAAGGAATAACCAATCTGCTCTAATTCAGGTATATATTTAGTCACCTGTTCCTTTACTTTTGATTCTAGTGTAATTATAGAAACTCTGGTTTGCCATAAATAATATTCTAACCCTATTCCTACACTATCTCCTATAACATCATTTTCATTAGTAAATAAAATCATTTCTAATTTTTGAACAATAACTTCAATATCATCATCTTCAACGATTTTATTGACTACATATCTTGGATGTCCATCATATCTGATAACTAAATCCTTTACATCATTTAATGCCATAGAAACCTATTTTTATAATATATATTAAAAAAACTCTTTCCCTATGGAAGAACAAGATTTAGATAACTTTATATCAGTAGTAAATTACATTGGTAAGGTGGATAATGGCATTGCAGTTGACCTTTCACTAAAAGTAAAAGATGAATTATTTAATATGATTTATTGGTTTGATAAGAATGATAATTATAAAATGTCAATTGATGAAAAATTCTTAAAGAAATACAATATAACTAATATTTATGAATATAAGAATTACAAAAGATTAGCATACTATATACACAACTTCATACTTCAAGAAAAACAACAACTATTTCAAGATTTTAATCTTTAATTCGCATTAGTAGTATTAGATCTTATAGAAACCGATTTAATATTTGTTACTTTATTAGGTAATGTTGTTGAAGTTGAAGATTTTGAAGCATTGTCATTTGTTCTCATTTTTCTAGTAATTTCTGGTTCATTATCCTTAAAAATAATATTAACTGTGCTAAAACCATCTGTAACTCCTGGATCTTCATAATAATAAATACCATTTCTATCAGCCCAACCACCTCTAAGTATGGCAAGTTGATTTTTTCTATTATCAGTTTGTTTATTAATAATTATATCACCTAAGACTGGATCTATTCCTAATAACTCATTTTCATTATAGTTTGTCTTTTTATAATCTATTAGTGTCGTAGAACCCAATGATGTAACTTGACTATCAGTTGATCTAAGTCTATCATCAACTTTTGCAGTATCGTTATCTCTTATTTTATATGACGTATCAGTTCTTTGTGCAGAAGCAGCAGAGACTGAACCTCTTGCTAATTTATTAGCTTCAACAGTAACCGATTTTGTATTAGTTGCATATGTTGTTTCAATAACAGTTCTTCGTTGTTGATTTAATACCGCACCATCTCTATGATAATCTTCATTAGTTTTACTAATGAATTCAATATTAACAGAATCTATACCATCAATTCCTTTTAACCCTTTAATAATGTCGGCTTTAACAATTCTATCATATCTTTCATTATTTGCAAAATAGTCAGATAAATAATCTATTATTTGATCTCTAATATTTTCTTCTGGTTCATCATCATATCTTCTAACATACACATTAGCAACATACATTCTAATTGTTGGGTCTAAAATTGTGAGTTTTGCAGTTAAACTAATTATTCCCTGCTTTTTAAGATATTCTATAACCCTACCTTTTTCATAATCATCAAGATAAAAAGCATCAAAAGGTACATTAAAATAATTGATATCACCAACAAAATAATTAGTTATCTTTGGAATTAAAAATAGATACATCTCATTAATATTAATATTATCTAAATCGCCATCAGCATCTATATCTATTTCAACCATATCAAGAGTATTAAACGCATTAACTTTTGAGAAGAAGTTCAATTTTTTTAAATGATAAATAAATTGTGAAGGAGTCGCAAGAACAAAATTTCTTGACACATAAGGTATAATACTTTTTGTATATTCTAAACTTTCACCATCAGATGCAAATGTGATATCATTTTCTATAAATACATCAAACAATTCTTTTGATGATACAATATTTCCTTCTGAATCATACATATCATCAACAAATTCAAAATCATTAACTTTTGAATTTGGTATATTACCAACAATACCATCAGTTAGTAAGTACTTAATTTCTATAACAGATCCAAGAGGTGGAACAATACCATTTACACTGTTACCAAAATAAACATCTAATCCACCATCAAATCCAGTTCTTGTAAAGCATGCATTTTCATCTTCTAACATATCATACAAATGATCTCTAATTGACATATTAACGCCATCCACAAAAACCTGGAAATCAAAATTATCTATTGTTTGATTATTATCCACAATAACTGCAATTGATTGATTTTTAGTGCCATCTCCAGTGAACGTTTGTGATTCATATTTACCTTGCACAATATTAACAAAAAATTGACATCCTGATGTTATTGGGTAAATATTTCTATCTGCTCCAATTTTAAGTGTGTAAAATAGTGTATTTGTTCTATTTTTCAATGTTGTATCATCATATATCACAACTGAACTACCTTGAATTTTTTGCTCAATATTGATTCCTTGTTTTAATTTAAATTTCAAAGAACCCTTTGCAGATATTGCTCTTGATGGATTATGTCCAGAAATTCTTGCCAAATTCAATATCATTCTTTTAGTCTTAGTCTGCTCAATATCTAACTGTCTAACAACATTTTTATTATATAATGTATTCCATCTGAAAAACTCTTTCATCTGTGTTAAAAGTTGTCCATAAGGTGATGAGGAATTAAATAAAATTCCAGATTTGTTATAGGTAGTTGAAAGCCAATTATTAACCTGGCGAGTCAAGTTGTCAAAATTTAACTCAACATATTCAAAAATTTTCTCTGTTCTTTTATTGTCAGCCATTACTTAATCTTATTTTTTAATGTTTCACCTATAACTTGCACCAAATTATTTAGATTTTCTTGTTCTACTGTCACATAATTATCTAATATCTTAAATTTAAATAAATAGAATTTATCTCTATCTTTAGATATTTCAAGTTCTATTGATTGTTCGGTACTTAAATTAATACCAAAACTGAAAAATAAAGATTTACAAGGCATTATTTTAATCTTTGGTTCATATTTAAATCCTGTCACTGATATATCAGTAACATCATTTTCACTTAACCATTCATTAACTAAAACTGCTGGTGATTTTATAAATTTGGATAAAATTTTTATGTTTTCACCAAATTTATTTTCTTTAAATATCTTCTGTATTTTAGATTTGAAATCATCTAAATCTTCAAAATCAACTCTAACATATTCACAATTGATATCATATAAATATGTAAAATAATTTTTATTTAATTGATATTTACTACCATCCACTATAAAAATCAATTTTGTATAAATAATATTAATATCATTATATAACACTCTATTTAAAAATATAACTAATTTTAAATCAGTTGAATTTTCAATTTTTTCATAAACAGTATCAACAGACAACACTTTTGTTGAGTCAAAACTCTTATTTATAGCATTCACTAAATCTGAAATTATTATTTCCATAATTATATTATTTTATATGTTATTTCATATCTATCTTCAAATGTCGATGAATCTAATTCATCAACTCTCAATATAGATACTAATAATCCTTTATAATAACTAACAATTGGTTGTCCCACCAATTGATAACCATTTGCCTGCAAATCAATAGTTAAATCAATACCATTTTTCTCTAATATTACATATGCGCCACTATAATCATCTGTTACACCAGAAGGATCTTTCAAATATAAATTTTGAACATATACAGTATCACCACTAAGGAATAAATCTTCAGTAATTACAACATTTGTAAACCCAGTCCAACAAGCGGTGTCGCCACTTACAACATCTGTCGTATTAGTATATACATTTTCATTTGTGTAATAACTATTTGTAAATGTTGAATTCGTAGGAACCGCAACATCATATATTACTACATCTGTAGGTAAATCAACATTAAATATATTCGTTTCTGTTGTAGAATTATTATAATTAAAATTCATATTTAAATATAATGTCTGTACATACTGCGAATATTTAGGTTTTATAACAATATCTATTTTCTGTTTATATCTCAAATCTCTATCTAACGTGATTGAAACAATACCCGAATCTGTAGATACATTATCATTAATAATATTTAACAACATTTTATTTGTAAACGACATTGGAATACTATATGATGCACCTGTATTAGAAAAATTATAATTATAAGCATCTGATACTAAAACTGTTTGAATTTCATCATACTCAACTCCAACAACATTAAATTTTAATCTTGGATATGTACCCGAATTATCTGTGGATATTTTGGCAGTATCAGAATCAATAAATTGATTTGTTTTATATAACGT